TTGTTTGGTAGTCGAAAGGCGTGCAATTAATTGGGGAGTAATCTCCCCTTTTTTTTGCATCTTGTGTTAATCGTGTTATAATTATTTCACTTTTCACACATCAGAATAAATATTTTTTTAATAATTTTATTCTATATTTTTTTTAACATATTTTCAACACAATCAACACAAATAAATATAAAGTATTGATTGTCAATAAATTAACTTTAATTAAATCAACACAGAATGAACATAACTATCTTCAAGGATATAAAAGATACGAGTCAACCTTTCTATAGACCAGTTGATGTTATATTACAAAGGATAAAGGATGGATCTTCCAAAGAATTAGTTAAAAAGATTAGAAGCACTAAGGATAAAGAACAAAGAAACAAACTAAAACAAAACCTTCCTTCTATTTGTTTTTCTGGAACATTCACTCAACGAAATGACAACTCACTAAATGAGCACAGTGGTTTGATTTGCTTAGACTTTGATGGGTATCATGCAAATCGAGACATGCTCCAGGAAAAAGAAAGGCTTACAAAAAATAAATATATCTATTCAGTATTTATATCTCCAAGTGGTAAAGGATTGAAAGCATTAGTTAAGATACCACAAGATGCAGATCAACATGTGAACTACTTTAAAAGTTTAGAGAAGTATTTCAACTCTCCTAACTTTGATAGTACCAGTAAAAACATATCAAGAGTATGTTATGAATCCTATGATCCACTAATATATATAAATGAAACATCAAGTCTATGGGATAGGATTGAAGAAGAAGAATACACTGAGTACATAAAGCATGTAGACAAAGCAACAATCCCAGTTACTGATGAAAATAAAATAGTAGAGATATTAGTTAAATGGTGGGAGAAAAAATATCCTATGAATGAAGGGCAAAGAAACCATCATACTTATGTGTTGGCTGCAGCTTTCAATGATTATGGCATCAATCAAAACTTAGCCGAGTATATATTAAATCAGTATGAGTCCAGGAACTTTGACCGATCTGAAATCAAAAGGACTATTGATAGTGCATATGCACAAAAACAAAACTTCGGCACGAAGTATTATGAAGATGAGGACAAAGTAAATCAGATAAGACATAAACTAAAAAGAGGTGTATCTAAAAAAGATATCAGAAGTCAGTTAAAAGAAAAAGAAATAGATGAGGTAACTATAGATAATGTTATTAATAGGATTGAAGAAGAACAATCTAACCATAAGTTTTGGACTAAGAATGATAAGGGCACAATAAAAATAGTACACATCTTATTCAAACATTTCTTAGAAGAGAATGGCTTTTACAAATTTAATCCTGAAGGTAGTAAGAACTATGTATTTGTAAGAGTAACAAACAATCTTATTGACCACACTTCAGAAAAAGAAATCAAAGATTTTATTTTAGATTATCTGCAAGAGATGGATGACTTGTCAATCTATAATTACTTTGCAGAGAACACCAGGTATTTTAGAGAGGAGTTCTTAACCTTACTTAGTTCTATAGATGTTTACTTCATCGAGGATGATAAAGACACTGCATATCTATATTATAAAAATGGTGCAGTAAAAATTACACACGATGGTTTAACAATCATAGACTACCTTGACATAGGGGGGTATGTGTGGAAGGATCATGTCATTGATAGGGTGTTCACAGAGTGTGAGGTAGAGGCTTGTGACTATCGTACTTTCATTACAAACATTTGTGGTCAAGATGAAAGCAGAGTTAGATCGATGAAATCAACAATAGGATATCTGCTACATGCTTATAAAAATTTAGCATACTGCCCAGCTACTATATTAAATGATGAAGTTATATCAGACAATCCCGAAGGTGGAACTGGTAAAGGATTATTTATGAATGGCATATCACAAATGAAGAAGGTAGTAGTGATTGATGGGAAGTCATTTAACTTTGAAAGAAGTTTCGCATATCAGTTAGTGAGTGCAGATACACAGATACTATGCTTTGATGATGTAAGCAAACACTTTAATTTTGAACGATTGTTCTCTGTTGTTACTGAAGGATTGACTCTTGAAAAGAAAAACAAAGATGCAATCAAGATACCTTTTGCTAAGAGCCCAAAGGTAGCAATCACCACCAACTATGCCATCAAAGGTAAAGGCTCATCATTTGAAAGAAGAAAGTGGGAGTTAGAATTAGCACAGTATTATACCAAAGACTTTACTCCATTGAAAGAGTTTGGAAAGATGATGTTTGGAGAATGGGATGATGATGAGTGGTGTCAGTTCGATGTGTTCATGATAGAGTGTTTACAATTATATCTACAGTATGGTTTAATTAAAAGTGACTTTGTAAACTTAAAGGTTAGAAAGTTGTCTGCCGAAACATGCCACGAGTTTATTGAGTGGTGTGGAGTTGTAGGTGGTACAGTAAATCACAAACTGGAGTTGAATAAAAAATTATTTATGAATGATTTGTATTTAGATTTCATTGAAGAGAATCCTGACTTTGCTCCTAAGTCTAAGATGACAGTGTCTCGTAGAAGATTCTACAAATGGTTGTATGCTTTTGCAGAGTTTAAATGGGACTGTACACCTGAAGAGGGTAGAGATAATTCAGGAAAATGGATTAGATTTATAAATAAACATAAACTGGAAGAACAATCAGACTTCCCATTTTAATATGAAATTAAATATATTAGATTTATTTTCAGGCATTGGAGGTTTCAAACTTGGATTTGAAAGAGCTGGATATGAATGTCACTCTTATTTTTCTGAGGTAGACCAACATGCCATAGCAATATATAAACATAACTTTAAAAATAGTACCTATGTCGGATCAGTTACAGATGTTCGAAGAGAACAATTACCAAAAATCGATGTTATCACCTTCGGAAGCCCTTGCCAAGACTTTAGCCTGGCAGGAAAGCGTAGGGGGATGGATGGCGAAAGATCAAGCCTTATCCTTGAAGCAATTAGGCTCATTCGGGAATGCCAACCAAGAGTTTTTATCTGGGAAAATGTTAAAGGAACTTTCTCCTCAAACTCTGGCGAAGACTTTGCGGCAATCCTCCAAGCCTTTGCCGACATTGGGGGCTATAGACTTGAATGGCAACTGTGTAATACATCGTGGTTTTTACCCCAAAACAGAGAGAGAATCTACCTTGTCGGATATTCTGCAGAGCCCCCAAGAAATTGGAGAGGAATTTTTCCTATCCAAAAAGATGACACAGTTCCTAATGGATCGACAAGGGACAACGAAGGGGAACTACACAGTGGGAGACCTCGATCTGCACGAACAATAACTGCAAGGTATTGGAAGATGGGCTCTTCTGATACTTATGTTAAGATGGCAGACTATCGTAATGATGAAGGACTGAGGATAAGGGAGGATGATGAGAGTCCTTGTTTATCTGCAAGAAGACACAGTGAAAAAGATATAAGCACAATGCCTCCACTGGCTATTTCTGGAGCACTAAGAACTTACCCAAGACAAAAGCCAAAAGGTGAAGAAGATAATAGAACTAAAAGACTGGAAGTGAGAGAGGATGATGTTTCAAATGCAGTAACAACACATCCCCTGGATAGTGTAGTAGTGCCTACACAATTAGGTAACTCTAAAAACTATGGCAATGCAGTGAAACAAGATGGAGATGATGCATTTACTATTCGTTCTTCAGAACCAAATGGAATCATATTAAATGATAATCAACAAAATAAAATGGACAACTTAAAAGTAGATGAATCAGTAAGTGGCACACTCACTGGTGCAATAGGAAGAGGAGGATCTTCTTCCGAGTATTTATCTATGTTGAAAAAATTAGAAAAGACTACTGGTAAAATAAGAAGATTAACACCGATTGAGTGTGAAAGACTACAAGGATTTCCTGATGACTGGACTAAGATGGGTGACTATGATGGAGAAGTAAAGCCAGTTAGTAATACACAACGATATAAGACTTGTGGCAATGCAGTTACAGTAGATGTAGTCTATGCAGTTGTTCAACAATTAAAAGATATATTGTGAAGTTAAGAGATTATCAACAACAGATAGTAAATAAAGGTTTACCAATATTAAAAGAACACAAATTTTTGTATCTTGCTATGGAGGTTCGTACTGGTAAGACAGCTACGAGTTTGAGTATGGTGAGCCTTCTGCCAGTCACGAACTGTCTATTTGTTACTAAGAAAAAAGCTATCTCAAGTATTGAAAGCGACTATCAAAAACTAAACCACACTTATAATTTATTAGTAATTAATTATGAGAGCCTTCATAAAGTTCCAAGTGATGTCTCATGGGACGTATTAATCTGTGATGAAGCCCATACTTTAGGTGCTTTTCCTAAAAAAAGTAAGAGGGCGAGACAGATTATGGACATATTACTGTCTCACGAAGCCTATACCATACTACTATCAGGTACACCTACCCCTGAATCTTATAGTCAGATGTATCACCAAGTGTGTGGAATCCCAACCAATCCATTTAGAAAATTTAAAAACTTTTATGCATTCGCTAAAACATATGTGGATGTACGACAAAGAAAAATTAATGGTAATTATATCAATGACTACAGTAAAGGATTGCAGTCTATTATAGATATGATGAAGCCATATACCATATCTTATACACAGAAAGAAGCTGGATTCAAAGTTCAGACTAATGAGGAGATACTATATGTTGATGTGCCGAGTGAATTGAGAAAATTAATTAAAAGACTTAGCACTGATAGAGTTATTGAAGGAAAGGATCAGGTGGTGTTAGCAGATACAGCAGTGAAGCTGATGTCTAAAACACATCAACTATATTCAGGTACTGTAAAGTTTGAGAGTGGTAAGTCTATGGTATTGGATTCTACCAAAGCTAAGTTTATAAAAAGTGTATTTAAAAATAGAAAGATTGCTATCTTTTATAAGTTCACTGCAGAGTATGAAGCTATCAAAGAAGTATTCGGTGATTCAGTTTGTAACACACTTGAAGAGTTTTGTAACACTGATAAAAGCATTGCTTTACAGATAGTAAGTGGAAGAGAAGGCATCAGTTTAAAACAAGCAGTAGCATTAGTATATTATAACATTGACTTTAGTGCCACAAGTTACTGGCAATCAAGAGATAGAATGACTACCAAAGATAGGTTGTATAATAAAGTGTATTGGATTTTCTCCAAAGGTGGGATTGAAGATCAGATATATAAGGCTGTGGTAAAGAAGAAAGATTATACACTAACACATTTTAAAAAGGATTTATTAACTTTATGACTGAACAAAAGATACAAGCCAAAAGAATTAAAGAGTTAGAGGATGAAGGGTATTATGTTATTAAACTTTTGAAGACCAATAAAAATGGTATACCAGATTTAATAGCTATACCACCAAACTCTGATGTTTTGTTTTCTGAAATTAAAAAACCAGGTGGCAAAGTATCTAAGCTACAAGAATATAGATTAAAAGAATTAGACAACCATGGTGTTAGAACAGAGATATATAAAGGATAGTGGATATGAAATGGAAGATGATTTTATGGATGCACTACATGAATTACATCCATTGGTTGCTTTCAAAATAGGAAAGTATATAGAAGATTATGTAACCGATCTTCCACCAAATGAATTACGATCTCATGTATTAGGAGGTGTAATTCATATAGACAATACACCTCAGTGCTTTGCTCTTGAAATAGTAAAAGAACCTGGGATGGTTACAATACTTAGTAACTTAGTAATGATTACATTAGATGATTACTTAGACTTAATTAATTTAAATAGTTATATCAAATCAAATGAAACAAGTAGACTCATTAATCAACATCACATCACAACATCTTTTGTTGCCTGATATATTTTCTAAAAGCAGACAAATAAGATATATAGAAGCTCGTGCTATTATATATACCATACTGAGAAGGTATGGTGGTTACAAACTAAAAGACATAGCTAATATTTTTTCTAAAAACCATGCAACTATAATTCATGCATTGAAGGAGTTTCCTTATATGATAAAAGCTAATCCACATTTAGAGGCAAAATATCTCTCTATTTTAGAAGAATGGAGTGGAAATGTACAAGAAAATCCTAATAATGTTCTAAATAAATTACAAAAAAGACTCAAATCTTTGGAAAAACAGAATGAAATCCTTAATTTAAGTGATAACTTTTTGAAAACTAAAATAGATAATATGGAAGTATGGGCAAATAAGGAGTGTAAATACACTGTTGATGATGCTACAAAAATCTATGAGTATAAAACTTGGTCTAAAAAAAGAAAAATTGATACCCTTTTGCATGTAGATTGCAATTTATATTGTAACTTAGGGTGTGATTCAACAATAACTGAACGCAAAGAAGTAAAACAAAAATCGAAAATAATATACAGAACCATCAAAAAGATTGATGAAACAATTGGGACATTGTTACTAACATCAATGGATTAATAGATGGCCAAAATATCGGCAGATGATTTAAATGCAATAGCACATGTAAACCATGTGTCTAATAGTCTACACGACTCTGTCGATGAACTATACGAGGATTTAATGGATAGAGATCATGAAGCTGCAAAGCTACATGCTCAACACATCTGTAAGGTTTGTGCTGAATTAATTCAGTCCTTAACCGATGAAATATGAGAAAAGAAAGAGTCGTAGAACTCAGTGAGTTTGCTACTACAGTAGCTGAAAGATTTTCAAACTTCAACAGATCAGGCAATGTCAACAACGAAACCTTCTCAGTTGATGAAGTGATTCCTATCTCTGATGATTCTGCAGTAATTAATTTTAAGAAATCAACTGGTAAATTAGCAGTGGCTTTTTGCTACTATATTAATAAAGGAAGATCGAAAGGTTGGAAGTATTTCTTTCCTACTGATTCTCATGTACATGGTTTCTTTGCATTCCAACATTATAAGTTAGAAGCAGAACGAAAAAATTATAAACATAATTTTAAATAATAGACATTACAGATGCTAAGGATTTAGCTTTGGATAAGTCTGCACACATTTCATACTCTTCTATTTCACTAAAGTATTCCATAAGTATATCATATGCATCATCTTCTAATGGCACATAGTGTTTAGTAGGATTAAAGATAAATGCAGCACCATCATCTTTTTCTAATATTTCTTGATATGTAGCTTTACCAGTTAGAATCAAATAACTGTTATACATACAAGAGTATTCATCAAAGTCTTCTATACTAAATTGTTTAAGTTTTTTCATCGTATTTTTTCTAATGCTTCTTCTCTAATTCTTTTCTGTTCTTCTTTTATTTTATCTATCTGTTCTTGTATATCTGCAGGCATCTTCTTTTTTTCCTCTATCTCTTTGTAGAGCTCAGGGAAATATTTTTTCAACTCACTCTTCTTCATTTTTCTTGGCTTCTTCTTCTTTCTTTCATCATCACTCTTGATTTGGAACTCACTAAAGTTAAACAATCTTAGTAAAACTTCTTTAGGGTCTGAAGAATCATTCATAATTTCTTCTATATTTTTCTTGTACCTTTTAAGAGATTTTAAGTTTAAACCAAAGAACCCTGGTATGTCCTCCATAAAGAACTTCTGCAATAGTTCCTGTCTTTTTTCTTCATCTTCTGTGCTCTCAATTCTTTTAAGGAAAGTAGCAATCAGTTCCGCTTGTTCAATAAATGGTATGTCTGTTACATCTGCCTCCCAAGGTTTGCCAGTAAGAGCATCAGCTAACATTGCTAATACATCACCCATAACAAACAATGCATTTAAGTTACCAATAATAAGTGCTCTATACATATCAGTTGTATCTTCCTCATCCCATGGTGCTAATACACCTGGTAGTCCAGCCGACAAGTATTGAAAGAATACTGGAAGAACCGCATGATAAGTAATTAACCCTCTTAAGTTTTGTCCGAATGTACCCCTTCCTTCTTTACCACCTGTAAAAAACGATCTTATTATCTTATACATATTTCTTCCATATATAATTTCTTTTCTTAAATAAGATCTGATAGAGGTTTTAAACATATTCATTGTCCTTTCGAAGATGCCTCTTGTTTGTGTGTAGTCTCTGTTTTGTAAATCAGTAGACTGCTGTGTTTGTCTTGTTGCTATTTCAAATTCTCTTATAGCTCTATCAATCACTTGTTGCTCAGTAAGACCTGGGTTTTCTTTTCTTATTTTATTTTTATGATATCTATACAATGGTATACCACCAATAAGTATTGCTCCCTTATCTCCTTGTTTTACCAACCACATGGTTGCATCAAGTACTTTTTGGAATTTTCCTTTAGTCAGATCCGCTTCGTAGTCTGAGCCTGGTACAAAGTTTTCTAAGTTTCTAATTATAGCTTGACCATATCTGTCTTGTAAATACACAGAGTTATTCATTACTTCCTTAGTTAATCTTCTAATATCTCCTATACTCAAAGCTGCATTTTTACTCCAGTTTGTATAACCTATATCATTTGCATAGGTAGGGAAAGACACCAACTGTTTCAAGAAGATAGTTGGGTTAACACCAAGCCTACCTACTACAAAGTAACTCGTTGCTATGTTCAACCACTGTTGGTTTCGGTTGCTGCTAATACCTTTGGAAGCTAATGTATCTATTTGACTTAGTATCATTTTATAAAAACCATCAGGATATTGAGACTGAATAGCTTCGCTTATGTTAGGGTTTCTAAACAATTTATTTATTCTATTTAAAGATGGTGCATATGCAGCAAACCAGTTCATTTGTTCTTGATAAGCTATAAAGCTTCTCATCAAATCCATATCTTTAATAGGTATCTTGTTTTTACTTCTAACTTTTGATGAGGATGGTGCAGCCATTCCAGCAAATGCTCCTCCTCCATCAGCTAATAAATCAATTTCAGGTAGTTCTACTCCCTCTCTAAATATTTGCCCAGCATAATCTTTACTCCAAGGTAAGTCCATACCATATACTGCTCTATAGGTTTGATTATATCTATCATACAATCTTGGATATGCTTCTTCTACCATATAGTCAGCCAATACCAAAGCTTGTGAATTATTAGCTTCCATATATTCTCTCATCTCTTTCATCACTCTTTTATAATCTTTACCATACTTAGCTTCATATGATGCATGGTTTGCAGGATCTCTATATTGATTTAGATGATAAGCCATTTGGTATGGAGATAAATGAATTTGTAAAGACTCCATTTTGAATTTGTTTTCAGGTGTCTTGTTTCTTTCGTATTCAGCTTTAGCTTTGTTATATTTTTCTAAGTCTGTAGCTATACCAGTATCTCTTGGTAAAGAATCATTTTTCATTTTACCTATCCAACCTTTACCATATATTTCTTGCAACTTAGTTTCAATATCTGCTCTATCTTCCATTTGAAAAGCTTTATGAACTATAGATGCATCATCAACAAGTCGAGCAGTAATATCTTGGAAAGGACCTCCAAAGACTCTACCAGGAGTTTTAGTAATATACTCAACAAGAGTAGTTAAGTCCATTATATTAGCTATTTGATTTCTTTTAATCCATCCAGTAATACTATTTACCATTCGAGCTGGTGCTGACTTGGCTTGTCTTTTCTTTGCATCAGTGAGATTCTGAAACTCTTTCATAATGTTTTTAGCATCGGGGTTTACCACCATCTTTAAATTACTTTTAGTCTCAGGTAACTGTGGATCGTAGTTAGTATTAGGAACTAACATTTCTATTTTGTTGCCAGTAATACTTTCCCAAGCAATCTCTATATCTCTTAGGTATGTGTGATATCTTCTTCTTTTCTGTGCTTCTAATGTGTTTCTGCCTTCATTTACTGTTTCATTTAACTGTTCAAAAACTCTATTTAGACCTGCAACTTTCTCAAAGCTTGAGTCTTCTTCCAACTGTGCATTAGCATAATCATTAATCATTTCCAATGCAGCAATCTCTGCAAAAGTATTTTCGTTTTGGATTGACTCAGATTGCAACTTACTTATTCTATCTAAATTTTTCTGAACCAATGCTTCAATCTTTTTTGGATTATCTTTTATGTTTCGAACATTACTAAAAATCTTTTTGACTTGCTCTAATAGTTTTATGGTTTGTGAGTCTACTAACTTAGCTTTTAATCTACCACCTTCTACCTTAGCAAAGTCTCTATTTAGTAAATTTTTAATTTTAGTTTCTAAACCATTTACAATCTTTACAGTTGCCATATCCATTACCTTAGCTTTTACTTCATTGATATTATCTAAGGTTGCATTTTGTATCTCTCTTACTATATCTATAGTTTCTTTTTTAGTATACATTTCTGCAGGTAATACCACTCGTAAAAAGTTTCGTAAGCTTGATTTAACTCTATCTAAACTCTTAACATTTTTAGTTTGCATATTTACTACAGCTCTCGCTAATCTTATTTGATTAGCCATATCTTTCGTAGGAGCTTGATAGAAAGATTTTTCTAACTGCATCTCCATCTGAGCTTGTAGCAGAGATAATCCTTTCTTGTCTTTAACTGCTATGTACTCAGGTTGTTTTCTCATAAACTCAATAGTCTTTGTCATTATCTCAGTGTTGGTGAGTTTATATATTTTAGCACCTGGGTTCTTTGCTTTTAAATCATCTATCTGTTTTTGTTTTGCTGCAATAGCTCTCTTTTTATTTTTCTGAGATTGTAAAACTTCTAATTCTTGTTGTAGTCTTACTATTGCTTTGCCATAAGAAGTTAGGTTAGTGTTGGTTAGTCTGTCTTTGTACTTTGATATTTTTTCAAACAGTCTTACACCAGTAAGGAAACCACCTTGTAGTTTTTGAAATGACTCTGGCATTCTGCTCAATACAAATGTACTGGCATCAGTTAGTTTATTAACTACATTGGTAGCTATCTTTTTCTTTTCTAACAAGTAAGTCTTAATAGCTTCAGGGCTAAAGTTAGCTTCTCTCAGCTTAACTATAAGTTCTGCAATGTTGGAAATACCACTTCCCGCTTTATCAATATCTTTCTGTTGTCTACCAAATGGATTATAAAAATATGGCTTACCTCTCTTAGAAACCTTTTGGAAATAGTAACCAGTTACCTCACCAGTAAACTCATTCTTTGCAGTTCCTAATCTCATTCCTATGTTTTCCAGTTCTCTTCTTAATCTTGATGTATCATACAAAGCTCTTGGGTTTATAAATCCACGAGGACTCATCATATACCTTTCGGCTATAGGTTTAGCTTCTTTCTGTTCTCTACCTTCAAAGATGTCTAACTGATCTCCTTTTTCTTTTTTCTTTTGTTGTTCTTGCTTTACTTCTTTCTTAATGTTTTCTGCTTGTTCTACATTTTCTTCTATTGTCACTACAGACCTGCCAGTTTTTACTGCAGCTTTTGCGGTCGAACCACTACCAGCAAATGGATCAAGTATCAACTCACCAGCTTTGGTGGATGCTTTTATAATAGCTTCTAATAAAGCAACAGGCTTGGCAGTTTGATAATTAGAGTCTTGCCCAAAAGCATACTCTCTATCAAAACTGAAGTCCATATCAGTTCTTTGATTGCCACTTTGACTAAATGCAAATATCCATTCTTTCAATGGTATACCAAACATCTGTTTAGGTTTACCTTGTTTGTCCAGTTTACCAAACTGTGCAGCAACTGAAGAAGGTTTCAATCCATTCTTAGTAAATGCATCATAATATTTAGCTAATTGTTTTTTGTTAGACTTAGATGCACTAAACATAAAGAACACTGGTGTGTCAGGATTCTGTAATAATTTAACAACATCACCAACAAACTCATTGAATTGTTCTGGTGATATAAGTTTGTATTTAGTTAAGTTTCTGTTTCCACCTCGAGCACCAGGTATTATGTATGGAGGATCTAAGAATATCATATCAAACTTAGCTCCTTCTTTAACTAATTTTTTTATTTCAGTCAAAGCATTTGCTCCTTGAACAACTGCCGCAGTCTTACCATCTTTAGTTTTTAATGTGTATACACCTGCCGCAACTCTTGAAAGCTCACCATTCTTTGCTCCTTGTCCTAATATTCTTCTTACAGTAGGCTCAGGTAAACCAGTAATCTCTGTGATTTGTTTTATAGTAGCAACTTCAACCTCACCTAATACATCTTTAACTTGTTGCTTTTGAGTTTTTCTTTTAGGCTTCAGAGCCTTAACATCTTTTTGTGTAATAGTTTCTCCAGTTCTAATCTTCTGTGACACAGTGTTCATTAAATCAACTATGTCTTGATCTGATTGTGTGAAGGATGCTATGTTTATTCCTAACTTAGATGCAATTTTTTCTACCCATTGTCTTACTCTGCTTTTAGTAGGTGCATCTAATTTTGTATAACCATCAGCTAATACACCCATGATTTCTGCTAACTTCTCTTCATTCTGTATATCAGTATCATAATTTTTAATGAAGTTATCAATCTTTTGTTTCTGTTGTTTAGTTAATCCTTTCGCTTTAGCAACTGCCTTTACCATTCTTTTAGTTAGCTCTCTTGCTTCTGCGTTTGTTTTTACAGAGTCTAACAACAAAGCATGAAACATTTCATGAGCAACTGTTCGGTTGTTTCCTTTTGTTAAATCAACATGTATGGTTTGATCTGTAGGATTATAAAAACCTCTACCAGTTTTACCAGTAGCTTTCTGAAAGTTTTCAGAAGACTCGTGTAAAACTATATTTACTTTAGGTAATATTCTTTTTACTGCTTTTGCAGCTCGAGTTGCAAACTTAACTACACCCTCAAATTTACTTTCTACTTCAGTATCTATTGGTGTGGTAGATTTACTTCTTTTTACTTTACCATCTTTGGTAACATTTTCTGTTTTGAACTCTACTTCTTCTTGTACTCCTAACTCAGTTGTAGGTGAAACCACATCTCCTTCAGTTTCTCCAACAAACTCTTGTATATCACCAACCTCTTCTTCTACTTGCGTCTCTTTCTTCGGGGTAACTTTACCTTTGCCTTTTTGGTTACTCGTTCCGGCAGACTCTGATACTGGGTTGGGTACTCCTTCAGCCACTTCTTCAGTAGCTTGGGATTCGACTTCGCCAGTTTCCTGTACTGGGCTTTGCTCTTTACTGGCATCTCTTTGTTTTTTTAATTCAACTTTAGCTTCTTCAATAGACTTAGGACTCAGTTGTATAGCGGGTAAACCTAACTTAGCCCTTGTTTTATTTTCGTTTTCTATGTACTGTTTTGCTTGAGCATCAGTAATGTCTTCATCTTGTTCGATGTTAGCTTCAGTACCCTTAACTGCTACCGCCCCTTCAATTAAATTTTTTAACTGAGTATCAATTTTTCCTATCTCCTTATCTATCTTTCCTCTTAACTCAGGAGCAATGGCTTCTCTTTGTCTTTGTAAGATTGCTTTATTATATAACAAACCTACAGCTTTTTTTCGACTTTCTGTGTCGAGGTCTTGAGGTACTTTAGGTACTATACTTCTTATGTCTTGTACTGCTTCTAACAAAGACTGTCCTTCTGCTTTATCAATATTACCCTTGTTAATATCATTTTTAATTTTTTGAACATATGCTTTATAGAAAGTACCATCATTACTTATATCTTCAAAAGTTTCAAACATTGGATCGGATATAGCTGTATAATCTTTACCGACAAACCCCGCAGCAACTGCAGGAACTGTACTCATAACCCATCCACCAACAGCTTCTTGTGCTCCAGCATACATAATTTGTCCGAAAGCATCTCTAACAGACTCTGGTGTTTGAAACATATCTTTACCTTTGATTTCGTTGTAGATTAATTTACCACTGATGTCGGCTATCTCTTGAGCAACACCAGTTTCAAATTCTGCTAATCCACCTGCACCAACAATAAGAACTCCTTTTGTTATATCATTTTCTATTTCATTTAAAACCACTTGTCTGAATGTCAAACCCTGAGTTTGATGTGCCCCTTTATACTTTTGTAATCCTTTTAATACATATTTATTTAGTAAACCTTTTTGATTCATTACATTCCTAAAACCAATATACTCTAAAGCTCCTACTGTAATTGCAATAGGAAGGCTCACTGCTTTTCTTTCTGCTTCAGAAATATCTGCGAAGTCAGGATCTGTCATCATTTCATCTCGTAAATGACTATCTACTTGTGCGAACATTCTTGATGTTCTACCTACCCAACCACCTGGTCCAATAAAAGCTGGAAGAGATTCGGCAAGTCCTAACCATGCACCACCCCAAAATCCTTCTCTCATCATATCACTGTATTCTACAGTGGTGGCTTCATTACCAATAGCCATCATATATCCCTCTCTGACTAAACTCATCATACCATCTTCAGTAAGTTTACCAATATTGTCTTTTAGGTACTGATCAGAGTATCTTGTTCCAGCATCAACTTGCTTAGTAGTAATTGAACCATCATCATTAAATTCTATATTACCATACTTACTACTTTTCTTTACTCTATCTTCTATATAGTTATTTATTTCGTTTATTTGTTCAGGAGTAAAGGATTGTTTGAATGCTTCAAAACTTTCAAAAGGCTCATCTATATCATCAGGATTAAAGAAACCTAACTCTTCAGCTCTTTTAGCAAATGCCTTTTCATATTGAGGTTGACCTAACATCATATTAAATGGCATAGCCTCCACCATAGTATCAATACTATAATCTATAAAAGACTCAGATATTCTCGATATACCATAAGTAATACCATTCCATGTAGCTCCTAAGAAAGTACCTTTTTTAGCTTTCATCTCAGAGTATTTACCAACCAACATATCTATCTCATACCCTCTATTTGTTAGTGCCGCATCCTCTGCATATAAATCTGCTTTTTCTTTCTCTAACATTACTCTTGCCTGATCTAACTCTTTTAAGAATGCTTGACCAACATCGGTATTGATTTGTTCTTGAGTTAGACTGTCTGCTTGTGCCTTCCTTTGCAGATATATTCTTCTCTTTTTTATATACTCTTGTACTCTATTATTAAATGCTTGTGATTCAATGTTTAGTATTCTAAACTGATCTTGAACTTCTTTATCACTCTGAAGTAATCTATCTTTGGTGGCTAAGTCATTCTCGGTTCTTTCAAACCTGGTATCTACCTTTTGATACTTTCTGATAAAGTCTTGAATATCTTGAGCAGCCTTTAAGTTTTTTTCTTCATCTTTATTATCTACCTTAACTTTAAGTTCATAAGGTTTACCAGTGGTAGGATCGATTTGGTCTGAAGTAATTTTTACGAAGTCCCTAAATATTTCTGCTTGGTCAAACTTAAAACCATACCTTCCAAATCTGTAGGCTAAGTCAGGGACTAACTCTTCCTCATCTTGTGCTAATAATTCAGGTGTAATATTGTTAAGTGCATTTTCAAAAGGATCAGTAATTCTTTTTTGTTCCTCTTGTTGTAGCTTATCATATTCTTGAAAAGTTTCTTTGTCTACTTGCCCTTGATTTATACTAAATGATTCTTCATCAAACTCAATACTTTGCCCTTCTGAAGGTTGGGAAGCAGAAGGTGTAGAGGGTGACACTGTACCCTCTTCTTCCGAATCTTCCCCAAGTCCAGCATCTTCCATGCTTTCTGATATAGGATCGTCGGGAGATAAATCTTTTTTTTTTACCTTCTCAATGAAAAGGTCTAAGGTGTATCTTTCTTGAAATGTGGGATCTTTCTTTGATATCCACTCATACATTTTTACTGCATACTCTTCATCATCCATATTGTTGATGAAGTCCTCCAGTTTGTATCTTCCACTAAAAGAACTATCCTTTGATTCTATCCATCCATAAAGTTGTTCTAAATATTTATTATTCATATCTATGGTGCTTGATCATTATCATCATTCTTTTTCCCTTTTTTCTCATTTGATTGAGCAAATATATCTTGCATTACTTCATCCATCGCTGACATAATGTTGTTAGTTCCATTAGGAGATGTCTTACTATTAAATATAAACGATCTTCTTTGTTTAGCTCCATTGAATGGATTCGTATATTCTATAGTAAATTCATTATCACCACTCATACTTATATCTTTACCAGTAACTTTAAAGTCACTTGCTACCATATCTATACCAGCACTTTCTAAAGCACTCGCTAATTCATTTGGTATTACAGTTGACAGTTCAGCTAACTGTCCGTCATATCCTCCTGCAGTTAACTGCTCGTTTAACTTGTCTTCATAGTTCATTACTACTGGATTACCACCACCTTGAGGTATAACTGCAGATGATTGTTCATTAAATGGTGTATGACTCTTTTCTTTATATGGAGGAATATTTGATCGGCTTTCATCACCAAAGTATGTGCCTTCATCAAACTCAAACTTAAATCCACCATCTAAAGCTCTTCTTTCTAAGTCATCATAAGATTGATTAGTGTAATCATTCGGTCTTAGCTCAGTGTTAAGTTTTTGATAAACAACTGAATCATCAATCTTAACATCTGAATATGTTCCATCATCATTTTTTTCATATCTATCTATAGTTTGTACAGTTTCATTACCATCCCCATCTACATAAGTTATTGTAATAAAGTTTTTCTCTCTTGTTATATCAGTAATCTGTTTACCTTCATTATTATCAGCAAGTCTCTTATTAGCTCTATCTTTTAAGTCTTCAACTGCCGCACTGAAACCACCTTCATTACCTCCAACAATATTCTTTAAGTCTTCGAAGTAACCTCCAATGTTTTCATTTACATTTCTATCATCTACATCACTTGGTGATTCATTTGGTTCATAATTTACATTTGACTTCTCTATCTTCTTACCTAACATTATCTCTAAATTGTCAGACACATCTTGTTGGATTTTACTTATAGCTTCTTCTCTTGCCGCATCACTACTAAACTCATATGTCATACCATCAGGATTGTTTGGATCAATCTTAATAAAATATTTTAAATCAGTACCACCTTTAGCTTTGAACTCATCTTCACTCATTGCCATTATATAATTACCATCTAATGTAGCGATGGTATTAGCAATACCCTTTTCACCTTCTGCAGTTAGTTTTTCAAATACAATTCTTTTTATGTCATCAAAGTCTGCTTTGATATCTGGATCAGTTTCCATTAATCTTACTCCTTCTTCACTTAATACATATGTACCATCTCTGTTTACACCAATGTATTTTATTAATTTTTCATTAATAAAAGTACCAACTTGATCTGCATAACCTTTAGCTACATCTGAAACTACATACTGATTTCTGTCATTAGTATAATTTATTATAGCCCTTGCATTGTTTATAGCTAAAAATTTCTCAGGGTTTTTAGTAAAATCAGGTATACTTCCATCATCATTTATTTTATACATAAATGCATTCATAGTAACTGGATCGATATATATCTTAGTGTTTTTAAGTTTACCATATCCACTTGCAGAATTAAATACCGCTATCTCATCGGGAGCTGCTACTATCTCTCCATTCTCTCCAACTTTTAATCTGCCTTGATGTAAATCAAAAGCACCTCCTAATTCTTTAGTTATAATATTTAACTCAGACATTTGTCCTTTGACTCTTTCCATCTGAGTTTTATATTCTGTAACAGAGATTGCTCCTTTTTTTAATAAACTATTATATGTAGATAATGCTTTACGAATTTGATTAGCAGAGGATATAACTTCATCACTCCACTTTCCATCCTTGTTAACTTCAACTTCTGATAACTGATCGTATAAAGATTGAGTTCTTTCCTCAATATCAGCTTTTATGTTTTCTCTACGAGTAGCCTCATCTGTAAACAGTTTGGTTACTTTAGTAGACATCTCTTCCCAATTCACATAGGAATCAGGACCTCTTTCTACATACTTCTGATAATCTGCAGGTTGAAAATTTTTTTCTGATATTGCCATAAAATTTTTTTTTAACTACCCATGTACTTCAATAGTGCATCTAACTCTTCAGGTGTCAATTCTTCTTTGTCACCATATAGTTTACTTGTTGCACCAGCCACACCGACTAATCCTTTACCAGTTTGTGAAATACCTTGTTGTAAACTTTGAGCTGCTATTTTTTCTTGATCTGCCGCTTTCTGCTCAGCATCTTTAGCCGCACCAACATCCATTGCTATAAGTTGTTGTTTAATGTTTTCTTTTGCTGTGGCTTTAGTTTGATCTAAACCAAATAAAGCTTCTGCTTTCTGTATTCTTGTTTTCTCTGTAGCCTCATTAACTTGTCCAGCAATTTGTCCAATACCAGCCGCAAGAGTTCTTGCATCACCTTCTTGGAGAGCTTGTATACCTGCAGTAGCCGCTTGGTTAGTTTGTCTATATTGTTCGTTAAATGCATCTAATGGAACTTGAAGTTTTTCATACACATCCTTCTGTGCATCTTTACGAGCTTGAGCCATTAATCTATCTGCTTTTTTTTGTGCATCTGCAGCTTGTTTAGATGCTTTTGCGGACTGACCAAAAGACATAAGCCCACCACCTAAAGATGTGGCTGCTCCGATACCTGCCGCTATTGTAGTAAATCCTGCCATACTATATTCTTTTTATTAATTCGGTACTGTATGCATCACCTTGAGTATAACCTAATTCTTTATATATAGAAACTAAGCTTTTATTTTTAATGAGTGCATAACAAATATATTTACCTAATTGTTTTGTTCTTTCTTCTAATGCTAAAATTAATAATTTGATTGCAAGTTTTCTATTTTTCTTATCTTTATATTGAAAATTAGATACTATAAAATCTACCCATACAACATTGGAGTTGGTATTATATAAATAACCAGCTACAACTGGTATGTCTCCATCATAAACCATCAGTCCCCCAGTACCATTCTCTGGTAAAAAATCTTGAGGAGGAGGTGTCCATCTCCAATCCTTCCACCACTTACATAATATCTCCTCATAGTCAGTGGTTTTGAGTGGGTGTATATTTAATTGCATTATACGACAAAGATAATAAAAAACTATGGATAACTTTTCATCACACTACTTCCGACAGAATATAACTCAACTGGGACAGTTAGTGCATTAGATAAAGTAAACTCCATATAATATCCTCTTGCTCCATGTGATTCTGCTACACTATTTTTAATATATGCTATAAATGTATTAGGTCCAGGAGCTACTGCACCTGCTATTGTTGTATCTATAGTTATACTAAAATTCGGAGCAGTGTTATCTATTTCATCCACCCTACCCGCTAAGACTGGTGTACCAGTACCCGCATATGCTAAATCACCTATACTTATAATACTACCTACTGGAGATGCAAAACTAACTACAGTTGCTGCGGCAGGTCCTGCCACTGTTGTACACTGCCCAATACCATTTGCAGATCTTTCTCTCCAATTTACAGTACCATCATTGTTTCTAATAAATGTAAACCACTCACCTTCTTTCTGCTCAAAATAAGTAGCCAACATAGAACCCGCACTTAAATCTGTAGCCAACTGAGTACAAGACCAAGCTTCATTACTTTCAAATGATAATGTTTTAAATAACTTAATATCTTTTATAGGTCTTGGGTTGAATACACTTGTTATAGTAGAAGGATATGTTTGACCATAATATTCGTTTCTTGTATTATTGGTATTGTGTCGATATAAATTACCTTCATTAAAAGAATAAAAGTAACTATTCATTCCTATCATAAACTCAGGATAAAATGAATAGAATGATGGCCATCCACCTCTTCCATCGACTCCTGAATTATTTGTATATGTTAATGTATAAGTTGCCATAATTTTAACAAGTTGATTGAGTTACTACTTCGCCTGCTCCACCATTTATTCTAATGTAATATCTATTTGGTGATGTACCACCTAAGTAATAATAACCATCAGGGAGTTGTGCAGTACCTTGTGGGTTAGAATATGCAAAGTCCCCAACAACTGGAAGTGAACCACTACCTGTATGATAGTAAGTTTGACTTGGTGGTGCTGGTGTTGCTCCTCCACACACATCATTAAACACTCCTACTGTGCTTGATAGATAACTCGAAACACAAGGTGATATACCCACACATACACCATTTTGAACATGCATATGTCTACTACCACTTATTTTATAATAATTATCTGCTGCTTTGTTTACACCATTTGCATCTGTAAATATCCAGTCAGTTGCTGCAGGATTACCTGCAGTACCAGCCACTGGCATATTGTAATAAGTATTAGTGGTTGCGTCTTGAGCACATGCTAAACTTCCAGATGTAGCTCCCGCACTTCCTTGAAAGCTTGTAAGAGCTGCAGGACAGTCTACTGATATATTCCAAGCAGTACCAGCACATGGTCCTTCAATCACAAAATCTACAGTTTCTGGTGTTGCATTTGGTTTTGGTACAACCATAATACAGTTGCCTGGAGCATTAGTTGTAAAGTCTACTCCTCCACTTGCTTGATTACTATAAGGTCCTAAAGTTACTGGAACACCTTGATTTACAAAGGTATTTGATGCAGCATCATAAACATAAGATGCACCAGTTACAGTTTGATTATTACTACCACTTGCATTATCCATAGATAATGTACAAGAAGCGGCAGTGGATATTGTTCCTATAACACCTTGTAAATATCCTTCACTTGATGAAGAATACTCACTTCTTGTTGTTCCATCATATGTCCAAGAACACTTGTCGGGCACTGATTGTGGATTAAATGTTACTTTAACTGCTCCTATAGAATTACCTAAATTCATAGATAAAGTATATTTACCTGTTCCTCCAGTACCACTTACACCACTACCACAGGGTACACTACAGGAAACACATGCTTGGGGTTGTAATAACACAGGGTTACCAGGTCCACCGACTAATTGTCTGATAATGTCGTTTTGTTGATAATATCCATTTGGTGCTACTGTAGATAATGTAGCATCAGTGTAAAGCATAGTTGCATCTGCAAAGCTTGTTCCATCAAAATAATATGTTCCTATAGTTCCAGCCATAATTTTAACATGATCCTTGTTGTATTACTATTCCATTATTGTCAACTTTTAAATAACCTAATGTATATTTATAAAACCCTGCAGGTAATACAGTTGTTGCATCACAGTTAGAGCTTGTATATACTAAACTTCCTACAGTTGGATAGGTTAGTGGAGTAGCTTGATTTAAAAAATAATATGTTTTATTTAATGTTTGTTGACATGCTACTGCCGCACTATCTTGTCTTGTTCCAGCACTCCAAGAAGTACATGTAAATGTACAATCACAACAAGCATCTGTAGTAGAAGCTGAGTCATAACATAGTGGTTGTGCACTTACTGTTCTAAAATCATATATCAAATATAAGTATTGATTTCCACTTGGTATACTAAAAGCTGGGTTTGTTGATGGTGTTAAGTCTGCTTTGTAAATATCTGGTGTTGGGTTTGTAATTAAACCACTGCCAATTAAATTTGCACTTGATGTAAGAGTTGCTATATCCGCAACAGTATTACTATACTGAGTGTTACTGGATAAGAAACTAAATTTATAACTACCATCTCCAACATTATAATTATCTGCTTCTAATTTATTTGTTCTCAACATAAAATTAGCACCATCATATGGAAATACACCTAATGATCTAACTCCTGTTTGAGAGAAAAATGTAGATGCTATTGTACTAACTGGTCCAAAAGTAGATTGTGTACTTGCTATCGGACTTATTGTTTGACTATCACTCCATCCATATTCTACATGTATTTGATCTCCTGAATCTTGACTTGAATTTAATACCACTTGAACAATAGTTAAGCCTACTTCATCAGGACAGTTTGGAGTAAAAGTAAACGAACAACTTCCAGTTGGTGTTATAGTTACAGTAGCTGTAGTTGGAGTATTTAAGTTTTTGTTAAATGTTAATGTACCAGTAGCATTAGTTAAATTTAAAGGATTAGGAGTTGCATTGTTTCCATTCCATAATCCAGTTATAGATGCAGTTCCAGTAACTGTAAAGCTTACTGTAGTTGTACTATCGATTACCTCACCAAAATCTATAGTAAATGTTTTAGCTGCAGTACAATTATTTATTGTTACTGTAGTACCACATTTGATTGGTGTGGTAGGAAAAGGCACTTGTATGTCATTAGTTGTTAAAACATACTCATCCATATATGGATCGTATGCACCTAATTTTTGTGTTGTAAGGTGTTCAACAAATTGATCTCTAAACCAAGACCTCATACCTATATCAGACACAATACTTATAGGACTTCCAAGTTGTCCTTGTGCTCCTAACTGTATTACTGCAGACCTTTTAGTGTCTGTAAAATACATTACATCACCCCATTGAATAAAACTTTCAGGATTAAAACTTATACCATATTCTTCTATTCTTGCTATTTGTTTACCTAAAACTTCTGGTGTAGAAACAACTGCTCCACCACCAATAGCATCGCTTAACAAGTCTTTACCTTGTTGCACATAACTAATTTTGTCTTCTTGTAGTACAAGTATATCTGTCTCCCTACCATGTAATTTCATTATAGGTCCAAAGTTTTGCTCTAAGTCTTTAAAGTTTACTAAACCTAAATTAAATTCATTTAAGTTATTGGTATTTGTAGAATAACTAAACACCCCACTATAGGTTAGACCTGCGAATCTATCAGCTTCTTTGAAGTCTGCATTAGAAACCGCAAGTGCTCTTTGCCCCATTACTAAACTTTTAGTAGCTATCTTGTCTAAGATTTTAAAACTTTCAACTCCATTGCCAAAAGTGAAACAATTAATAAATGGTATATCTACCACTGCATCTTGAGTTGCAGTTTGATTCTGATCTCCATCGGCAGTGCCACTAATATGGAATCCATTTGTTATAGGAAAATCTTTTGAAGCATCAAAGAATATTTCATCATTAGCTTCAGTGGGTTGAGTTTCCCAAACTAAAAGTTCATTTGCTCTTGTTACTACAATTTCTAATTCTATATAAGAAAATGAATCGCCAAAGAAATTATCACAACCTTTTATACCACTTCTTACTGATAAGTATAATGGTTGAGCAGGATCAATTGTTCCAGTATATCCAGCCTGCCAAAACTGCCACACTGGTTCAAAAGGGTTTGGACTTGTACATTGTATATTTGCTGCTGAGTCTGCAATAGTAGTAACAAATACACTTGTTAATTCACTTCCCGACTCCCATATACCAGTATTAGGATCGAAGTCATCGCCAATAGCCCACTCATATAAGTTAGTAAAGTTTTGTGATGCTACATATTGTTTATGAAAAACATATCTATTACCAGGACAGTTTTGCCCACTTCTATCGTTTCTACCATACTCACATCTTATATCAATAATACTACCCGCAGGTACATCATATACTTCGTAAGTAGGTCCAGCAGTTTCTATGAATGCAGGATAGTTTACTTGAGCATTACATCTATTTTCATTTTTACTTCTATATTTTTCAACACCATTTTCAATAACTGGATTAGCTAAATCACCTTGAACTGCAAAGTTCTGTGCTTTTATTTGCATATATAAACCAGCTATCTGATGACTTGAAGTTCCTAATTCATTTTGTGTAGCTAAAAAGTCTTCGCCTTCTGCAGATATATCTAATACTTCACACTCAGTTAATGATTGTCTTGGACCATTAATATCTCTTTTTACAATAAGTGTGTCTCCTTTTTTACATTTGTTTTGATTATCACCTTCTAATTTAAAGTAAACCACATTGTTACTTGGTCTTACATAGAAAAAGTTACTATATATAGTTTCATAATTACCTTTACTTGGCTTTACTACAAATTTATATCTTGTAGCCCACGAAGGTGGTAAACTGCTTATACGAGCTTGTATAGAGTTTTTCTTATCTGCATTTTCTGCAGGTACAAATATTGTGTTGTATTCAGAAACCAACACAGTAGATGCTCTACCATAGTTGTCCATATAAACAATACCAGTCTCATAGTCTCTGTTACTATGTAAACTACCCATATCAGATATAGCACTGAAAGTAACAGTTGCAGATTCAAACCTAAAATATTCAAATAGGTTTGTTACTGGTGCATTAGTTTCTCTATAGTTCATTGCAATAGGTTGGAACGAAACATTGTTTGAACCAGGTGTTGTTGTTATAGCCCATCCTTGTTGAGCACTTGCATCTGTAATACTACTATTATGTTTAGTCCATCCTGGACAGTTAGTAGGTACAGAAAGAGCACAGTTAAAATTATCAGTTACCGATGTACCATTTGCACATGTTGAGATAGGTTCAAAATTAGAGTTCAATACAGTTCCTAATCTTGCTTGAAACTCACTACTATTTACCATATCATATACACTATTATAATCAGAAGGTAAAGTAAAGTTTAATGTAAGTGAAACATCACCATTACTAAAAGTTGGCAAGTAACAAGGGTTACTTGTATCTCCATTTAACTGATCGGTTGTAATTCTAAATACAAATCTTATAATAGCATCTTTATTTAACTTGTCTGCAATGTCAGTTAGATTGAAAGTAGCTAACGAATTATTATATTGTATACTTGAGCCCGATAAAGTATATGCAACACCTTGTGATAATGTTGCATCGGGAAGTATTTCAAAGTCTATATCTTCAGACTTTAATGATGTGCTATAATCTACTGATATTCTACCACCATTAGCATTAGTCATATTATACCCATCCACATAGTTACCATATATAAGTCTGTTGCCCATAATGGTTTGAGCTTTTGCGGTTCTTGGTACATTATCATAAAGTCTTAATAACTCATCTGATCCTAATGTTGTATAAATCTTACTGTTAGTAAACAAAAATGTTTGAGTGGTATTATCTGCCCACCCATAATCATCTTTATCAAACCTTTCTATTACATATATACTATTAGTGTTTGAGTCTTTGTATAATAAGTCTACTTGTTTTACTCTTGAAGAACCAGTATTGAATGATACATTAACTGCATTATACCTATTTAACATTCCTTCATTTACATAGTTAGAAGGGCTAAATAAAAAATTGTTAGGTTGAAATGCAGGTAAACTAAATAAAGATGTAGCACTATATTCATCATCTTGATATCTATATCTATATGCAAATGATATAAATCTATTTTCTAAATAATTTTCTTGTCCATTAACACTTACTAACTCTAAAGATGGAGCAGATAAAGTGTCTCCAGTGCCATAGCCAGGTATTTTTTGTATAACATTTAAATCTTCTTCAACTAAAACATCTGCATAACCTGGGCTTTGTGGATATGGATAACTTCTGTTTATATTAATTTTTCTTGGAGGATTTATGTCATCTGTAAAAAATAATAAATCATCAATAAGATTTACACCAGTAATTAAATAAGTAGGCTGAAAATTTAAAACACTTGATGATAATACATGATATGTTATACCTTGGTTTTGTGTGTTGTATGAAACAATAGCATCTAATCTACCTCCTGTTGTAGGATTGTTCGGATCGTGAACAAACCAATAGATAGTTTCAGTTATGCCATCCTCATATGCACCAATACATGTAGCATTAGTTGAAAAATTTTGTCCATCAAAAGCTAATGTGGTTAATTGTGTATTACCTCGTGAGTTTTCAACTGCTCCAACCTCTGTGGTTTCAGTTGAACCCAAACGAACATTTTGAGCATCTATATACTCTCCAGTTGGTAGAAGTCGTTCATCTATCGACTTGTTCATCCTACCTTGTACAAATACTACATTTTCTAATGCCATTATTTAATCCATTTATTCTGGCCTCTTAAATTCATTAAGAGTCTACCAGGATGTATATTACTTAATCTTAGTTTTGCATTTCTTAATAAAGAAGATTTGTCTTTTCTTGCTCTATTAACAATGTACTCTTGAACTCCAAATCGACCATTCAAAATGGCATACTTTATATAAGCATACAAATATTCTTCAAACAACTTGTTGACACTGACTTGTGAGTCATCACCATTTTCCATACCATCAGAAACATATTCTAATACTATTGAATCTGAGCCACCAGCAGAGCTAAAATAAATTTTACCTGCTTGTTTATCAACTTTGAATGTAGGGTTTATATTAGCAGTTTCAGTATTAAGTCCGAATCTTGCTCCTACTCTGTAATCAAAATACCAACAACCATCTATACAATAACCCTCACAACCATTCATCGCACTATTATTATTAAGATATATTGATCTTGTTGCTCTACTTAAATCTACTTGAGAATCTTGAGGGCTTAATGCATTACCATTTTGGTCAAACAAAATATTACTGTTGTTATCTTGTAGATATGCAGAAGCATAATTAGTTTGTATATTTTCTGACAAAGGATAAAGCACACCATCTTTATATTGAGATATTCTAACCCAGTTGACATAATCAGATGGTAAAGTATAACTAAAGTTGTGGTCTAAAGTTAACTGAAGAACTTTGATTTCTTTCATCGCATCATAGTTCAATTCTTGTATACCTCTCTTTGCATGAAATAAAACTTGATATCTTTCTAAGTTATTTACCAGTTCGTGATTGCCTTGATATATTAACATAAAGTTATTGACTATATCTTGCAAAGAAACATACTGATAAGAACCAAGATTTGCATCTGTGGGAGTGTTATCATTGTTTTCGTAATATGTATATTGTGTTATATATGCCATCTTTTATGTTTGTATTTGGTTGTCTTGTACTATTTCTTGTTGCCCAAACTCATAGACATCAGCTTCTCTAATCTCTATACCGATGTATTGACATATTTTTGCAATCAAACCTGGTTGATCAGACACTGGTAATTCAAAGTCTTGATAGTCTGCTGCAGTATCATTAAATAAAGGCTCACCTCCAGTTAATGTTACATATGTCCAATTAGGTGTAACTGGGTATCTTATATATTGTACTTTTATTGCTCCCTTTTGTCTTATTGTACTTGGATAAACTGTAATAGTATTTCCTATTGCAGAGTTAGGTCCAGCTTGTACATTTGATGTAGCTCCACCTAAAACATATGCAGGAAACTGAGTTGTAGGAGCAGTTAAGTTAGAACTTGTCAACATATATATTTTTTGTTGATTAACTCTTTCTACTTCAGTTATATTGGTATTCGTATACACCACATAATTTTGAGCATTTGCCATTATGTCTGCACTTAAACTTAAAGTTGTGGTACTATCCACTGCAGTTACATATGCTTGTGAGATTGGGTTCGAAGAGGTGTTAACTATAATGCTTCCTATGGGTGGATTTTGTAGAAATAAAGGATTTGCCGGTGAAGGCACAAAACCACCAGTAGCATCAATTAACTTGTTACCCTGTGCCCCAGTAGTAGTACCACTAAATATTGCAGAGGGATAATAAAAAACTTTATTTATTAAATAGTAATCTTGAGGTAAATTATAAAGGTTAGCATTGTTTAAATTAGCTACAGTCTGATCTAAAAACACCTCAGCAGAAAAACTATCTACGACTTCTTCTAAACCTTTAACTATGTTTGCATATCCAGTTCCCGATATTCTTGCATTTTCTTTATTAATCCAGTTATTATACTGATAAAAATAATCTTCAAATATATCCAATTGTGCTTGTTCACAATATAGATTAAAATCTTGTGGAGATATGTAGCCATAGTTGTTCTTATTAGCAATAGCTAATACTGTGTTTCTTACTTCATTTATCATTGTAAGTGAGTTTGTACAAAGATAATAAAAAAAAAAGAGGGTAAATTTTTTACCCCCTTTCACTAAATAATAATGAGCTAATAATTAAGCTACTGCAATTCCACTTACCGCTTTTGGTAACGCATCACATTCATACTTAACTTGATGCCATGGTTGTTGTTGTGCTAAAACAATAGAATCTTGGATGTAATCTCTCACAGATTCATCGTTTGCACTTGCCGCAGCATGAGTAATAGTTACAACTTTACCACCTTGGTATGCGATTGTAACAGTAGTAGTAGATGCTTGTTCACAAAGAACAATATCATCTGCACTAACTAATTGCTTTTGCTCATCAGTTACAGGGATTGATAAAAATTTTGCCATGTTAATAAAAATTTTATGGTTAAACAATATCACAAAGATACAAATCCTTACTTATCTTTTTTAAGCCTTCTTTGTAGAAGTTTATAGATTTCAACCCCATCATCACTTTGAAAATGTGATGCAACTATAAAGTATGGATCTTCACCAAAAGGTACTGTTAATAGTTTCTTTTTATTTTTTGGTAAATCAAAGTACACATCTTTAGTTTGGTTTCTAAATGTTAAAAACCCATTATCAAAAAACTTATATACATCATCTTGTAAGTCTAACATAGGATCATTAAGTGTGTCTAAGAAATCAATAGGATTGTTTTTAGCATATAACAATATATCTCTTTTCAATTCAGTCGATGTTCTCTTATCTACACCACTGCCAAGAAGAACTCTACAGACAGAAACAAGTTTATCAAAATCTAAGTTTTTCGCCATAACTTGTGCTTCTAAACCTAACTCTACTATTTCTAATTCTTCAGCAGCATCTTGCTCCTTGTTTATTTCTTCAAACACAAAGTTTCTTTGTGGATGATAGTATAAGAATTGTTGTAATACTTGATTGGTTTTAGGAACATGTAAAATACCATCTTCGAACAGAATTGGTTCTAAGATTGCATTTCCATCTTGTTCATCTTCAAAAGGTGACTTTTGATTTTTAGCATACCTAAGTGGTCTATTGATGTTTTGTTCTTCATCAAACCACATTAAAGGATATCTATTGGAGTTTCTCGATGCCAACATATAGGTAAGTGGTGCGGCATCTCTTTTTAATTTGTAGAATTTATCTACTAATGGTTGTTTTTTTGTCTTTTTCATTTTATTAAATTTTAATTTGATTAAATAAAAATAAAA